ATCTAAACTCAGAGGGAGAATCCTACTCTGCTAGAAAACTTGTAGGTGCAATCATTGTTTCAGCATTTGCTGGTATTGCAATAGCACAAGCTATAGCAATCGATGGCATGAATGAAGTTGGAATTGCAATTATTGGTTTAACTTCAGGTTTCGCTATTGATTATGCTGTAAGCAAAGCAAAAAAAGAAACACTCGGATAACCTTATCCACCCTTTTTTTATTAAAATTTATATACGATCAGACAGCCTTAATATATAATGACTGACGAGTTGTTTTTCAGCAAACTAGTTACCAAATCACTACATCCAGTTCATGGTAGCGATAGATTCTTTGAGGGCTATCTGACCGTAGAGGTTAAGGATAAACAGGGCGAAATAACAATCGTTGATGAACTCATTAAGGTACTGCCTATTTGGATGGACAGAGGAGCACCAATTACCGATACTCATAGTAATCGAGTAATAGGCAAAGGTATCAATTACCAACAAACCGTCTATAAGGCAGTTGATGGAGAGGAATATCCAGCAATTAAAATCATAGGAAAAATCCACAATGACTATGAGTTGGATAATGAAATATGGAAAAGAATTACAAGTGGAGAATACAAAGGTCTATCATTTGGTGGTGCAACCAAAAGCAGTAGAACACCATTTAGAATGAAAGACGGATCATTAGCATATCAATTAAAAGATTTAGAACATTATGAGGTCGCAGTATGTAAAGACCCTGCTGTACCATTAGCATTAATCACTGATTATAATCCAGTAGCAAAAGCACTTACTGATAATTATACAATGCACTCTGAGGGTAAAATGCTCATCAGATGTAGTAACTTTGGCTGTATGGTAGAGAAATCACATGGAGATGCATTTGATAATGGAGAAAAAGCAAGGGCAGTTATTGAAAGAGAACATGAATTAAAAGGAGAGAAACCTGATGAAGATGAAAAGAAAATACATGAAAAAGTTATAGAAGAAAAAGAAGAAGAGGGTAGAGATAAAGACGTTGGATCTGACGTAGATGAGGGTAAAGTTACCAAAGATGCAGATCATTCAACAAGATTACATGGTACTAGAGGATTAGGATCTGATCCAGAAGCACAACATAAAGAATCAGAACAAGTAACTGTGCAAGAAGAAGATAAAGAAGATAAGAATAAAGCATGTTGGGAAGATTATAGACAAGATGGTTTCAAAAAAATTGGAGATAGAACAGTTCCTAACTGTGTAAAGAAAGCAGAATATCAAGGAGAATTATTAAATAAAGAAGTTAAAGACGGAGTATTTCAAGGTAACATTTCAAATGCACAGTTTGCGGGTAACAATAAAGAAGAATCATTTCAAAAAGGAGAACGTAAAAGACAATATATGAATACAGACGATGCAGTTAAATTAATAGCTGAGCCAGCAAATGAATCGTATGTTGCAAGACGAGCAGAAGAACTTAAACAACCTAATGCAAATGCAAAAATGACAAACATCACTGTTGATCCAGAAGGAAAAATTAGACACATAGATGGTAGACATGAATTACATGCGATGCATAGAGCAGGAGTTAAAACAGTTCCAATACAAGTTCGTGAAGATAGTAGAAGAGAAGATCCTGAAAGATTATCAAATATAGATTTAAACGATCCTAATTTAATAGGAGAAGAAAAATGGAGAAAGAAAGCAGAATATCAAGGAGAAGAAGTAGAACTAAATAAACCAATGAGAGATGATGGAGATAAGAAATTCAAAGTATATGTAGAAGACCCATCAAGTGGAAAAGTTGTAATTGTAAGATTTGGAGATCCAAATATGGAAATTAAACGTGATGATCCTGAAAGAAGAGCATCATTTAGAGCAAGACATGATTGTGATAATGCTAAAGATATTACTACACCTCAATACTGGTCATGTAAAATGTGGGAAAAAGAATCAACAGTAACAGAGAATACCAACAAGGCTGATGATAAAAAAGAACATGTAGACCTATCAGATCATGAAAAATATCCAACATTCCAAAGTAAGGTAGATGCAATAGTGGCAAATCAAGGAATATCAGAAGAATCAGCAAAAAAGATAGTAGGTTCTAAGATGAAATCACATAAAAAAGCGATAGATTCATATAAAAATGCCACAAACTTTATAAATACACTTATTAAAGATTTAAATAACAACATGGTCGAAGAATCCGAATCTAAACATGAATCTGCTTCCCACGAGGAAGAAGAGAAAAAGGAAGACAAGGAAGAATCCAAAGAAAAGGTTGAAAAATCATTCCAAGAAGCAATTAAATCTAACTTCGAAGCAGTTACTGAAGTAATTCAGTCACTCGCAGAAACACAAAAGAGCGTTCAAGCAACACTCAAAAGTGTAGATGATAGACTTAAAGCACTGGAGACACCAACAGACTTACCTTTAAAGCCAGCTACAACTGACTCTGAAGATATTGGTGCTGATGTCAAAGTTCCAGCAGAACCATACGTTTCTAACTCAGAACAAGCTGAATTAGATGCAGATGGTGCTGAACATGGAAAAGATCAATCAAGCTTATCTATGCAAGAAAAACACTTCACTACTGAAACACCAAGACCATCTGCTTCTGTTAATCCAATTAACAAAAGTGCAAAAGATTTCAACTTGGTATTGAAAGATGCTAGAGAATCTGGCGATCTATCAGCAGTAGCAAGGGATATTCTCGCTGGAAAATATACACCCGACTTAAAAAGTGAGGACTGGTACTAATGGTTCAAATCAAAACGATTGACGAATTAGAAGCCATGTATTATGGATTCAATAGAAACCTCATCCAAAAAGCTGATGCACCTATCACAACTGCCACTAGTGGTACTTTTAATGCCATTTTTGGTGCTTATGCATGGGCTCAACTAAACCTCGAGGCAAATGCTTTTGGTATCTTACCAAAATATCCTTGGGATAAATCTGGATGGCGTGTAATTACTGCAAGAGCACCAGCACTAGCTGATGCATCATCAGGTAATAACACTGGTCTCGGTGGTACAACCGAGGGTGGTTTAATTGCTGACACTGTTAAACCAACTATTCAAGAACTAGATGTAAAACCAAAGACAGCTCAACTGCCTTTCAGTGCATCTGAAGTTATGGAATGGATGGCAACACACACCAAAGACGATATTTGGGGTGGACTAGGTTCACTCAGATTGTTTATGGCTGTTCAGCACAAAGAAAACATAAACAAGATGCTTCTCGCCGATGTAGAAAGTCAGGCTTCTGGAGCTTCTGCCGATTTCACTGGTTCATTAGACTTTGAATCACTTGATAGAATCGTATCAAGCGATGCAGAGGAAGATGCATTAGGTGGCACATACGACAATTATTATGATTGTTGGGCTAAGATCGACAGAGACAGTGGTACTGATTTTGACTCAACAGTTGAATCAGCTTCAGGTACAATAGGTACTGATGGTGTCCTAACCGACGATACTCTAAGAACTTTCTTAAGAAAGATTAGAAAATCTGCTGGTAAAGATCCAAACGTATTCTTAGGTTCACATGAGGTCTATTCTGAAATACAAGGCTTATACATGCCATCTGTAAGAATTGCAAATCCTTACGGAGAAGCACTCGTACAAGTTGATGTAAACGGAATTAGTACATTCAAAGGAACTGGTGTTGGTATTCACGTTGACTCAATTTACGGAATTCCATTCATTCCAACCAAAGATGCACCTACTGGTGGTGGCAACGAAGTTGGAAGACTCTTCGCACTTGATACAAGTGATGCAGAGGGATATGGTTATCCAAGAATTGGTATTCAAATCGCAATTCCAACAGAGTATTACGAAGCAACTCGTAGAACTCCAGCATACCCATTCGTCAACAATGCATTTGTTGAGAAAGGTGTGTTCAGAACTATGGGAGAAACTGTCTGTAGACACTTCAAGGCTCAGGGTAAAATTAGAGATATTAAACTCTAAAATTCCTAAATCCAAATTTTTTCTTTTTTATTTTATTTTCACAAGGTATTTATACCTGAATAGTCTATAAATATCATGGGATCATGTATATGTAAAAATTATTGTGAAAGAATTGCAATCAAAGTATTTGCAACAAATGCTTATGATGGTAATGCTTATTGTAGTAGATGCTGTGTTTGGTTGAAAACTTCTGATCTCATATTGAAAAATAGATGTCCATGTTGCCATCAAAATGCAAGACAGAAAAAAAGATACATTAGAACAAAACAAGTCAAACGTATTGATTAACATCGATGATTAACATACGGTTTTCTTTATATACTGTTTGTGCCTGATTAATATTTATATTCTATTAATTCAATATATACCTATGGCACAAATGCCAGCTCTAATACCAAAGGAAGTAGAAATCCAGAGACTAAAGAAAATCTGGCTCATAGTGATCGCTATGGGTTCAACTGCTGTCTCAGTAGAGGTAGATAACTTTGTCGATGGTTCACTTCATCAAACATCCATTAGAGATTCTGCATTTACCCCTGCACACTGGTGGCTATATTCACACTTTGTAGCATTACCTTTAGGATGGGGTTCAGTAGCAATCTATGATAGGAAAGTTCCTATTCTTAGAGGTGTAAACAATTCAATGAATACTGGATTGAAAATGACCATTCTTGGTTATTTGGCTACAATGTTTACTATTGGTGTAAACGAAATGTGGCACTTTTGGTTCGTTGAAGAAATATTTGCAGTACCTAATCACTGGATGTTTAACATGGGTGTTGTAGTTGCTTTCATGGGTGCACTAGCTTATGTCGTAAGAGTATATGCTAGACTGGTTGAACTTGGATGTGAAACACCAAGTGAAAATCCATACGTTGCAGAAATGTATAAGATGGCACTAGAGGGAAAGCTGTACAGCAGATCAATCCCATAAACTTATTTTTTTAAAAAAAGATTGGTTTATATAAGAGGTTAATTATTATAGATATAATGATTAGAACAATCACAGCATTAACTGCTTTGGCATTGATAACAACAATGTCTTTTGCAAATGCAGAAACACCTGAAACTGTAACCGTAACAGAGTTTCCATTTGAAGTAAGTGTTCTTGAGGGTGGAAGTATTACTTTCACAAATAATGGTACAACTACAATGGATTTTGTAAGTTATGGTTGGTTTGATGGAAGTGTTCAACCAAATGAATCTTTGACTATAGATTTGCCAATCACTGATTGTGGAAATGTCTGCTTCTTTGCAGAGGATTACTACATTAGAGATTTATCTACAGGTGATTACAGCATATTACATATTATTGCAAAACCAGTAATAGTTGAAGTAATATCAGAGCCTGTAGTAATAGAAGAGTCATTACAAGTTGAAGAAACAATAGTAACTGAAGATGATGGTATCTACAATGTTGCATTGATTAATGAAGATCCAGATATGATCACATTACAATTACAACTTGCAGAAATAACAAGTGACTTAAATTCAGCACTTGAGCAATTAGCATTAAAAAATGCAGAAATTTCATCACTTCAAACTCAAATTGAATTTATTAATTCAACATCAGTTGACACTACATACACCGAGCAGTTAGAATCTCAAATAGTTTCAATTACAGCAGAAAAAGACAAATGGAAACAACTAGCAAATAGTTGGTACACTGTAGCTATGGAACAACTGAGAGTAATGGTACAAGTCTTAGGACTTTAACCATTTCCTATATTTTTTCCTATTTTAATACAGAAAGGATTCTGACAATAATATATTGTTCTACCTTTTGGACTTTTTACAGAATATGCTATCATACAACAATCTTCACAAAGTTTAACATGTTTTGTATTTAGCACAATATACTTATATACTAGTCAATTATATAAAATTTATGGCTATAACTTCATCTGTAAGTGATTGGACATCAGCTAACGTTTCAAAAACTTTGAGCGTTCAGTCTGCATTGACCTCAAAATTGAGAGTCTACAAAATCAAATGCACAGCAGGGGGTAGCGATACTTATGCAACAAACGGTAATTCAGCCGATGTAAAACAAGGAAGAATTAGCACATTAGTATCTGTTATTCCAGAATATAGTAGCACTGACTATATCGTCAAATACGATAAAGCCAATGAAAAGATCATTCTTATTGATCCTACTACTGGTGCTGAAATTGCAAATGCAACATCTATTGCAAGTGCAACATTTGAATTCCTAGTATTTGGCTACTAGAGTCCGTAACAGCCTTATTTTTATTTAATCTTTATATATTAGGAAATAATAGTTTATTCATGGTCGAATATAATCATAATGCAATAACAGTCGGTTCAGCAGATGCCACTATTAAAGCAAGTCATGGTGTAGTAGTTGCAGTTCATGTCACATTAAAAGGATCAGCAGGAGATAAACTCGTATTAAGAAATGGAACAAGTAATACTGA